CTAATTTGTTAAAATGACCTTTAGTTGTGCTAAAGCCCGCCTATGAAGGTTGTACAAATTTGATACATTTACCCCTAATTCCACTGCCACTTCTTCATATTCTTTGTCTTGCATATCAAGGAGAATAATTGCTTTACGGTATCGGGGATTTGGCATTTTGTTCAACGCTAATTCCAAATTCAACCTATCAATACAGGAAAACTGAGAGATGAACTCCGGTCGGCTTTCTTTTATTAGAGCCTCAGAAGATTCGTTTTCTATCAGAGAATCTCGTTTCTTTATAAAAAAGCGTATTGAGACAACGCTTAACCAAGTCAAAAGGGTACTTTGAAAATTAAAACTTCTGAGTTTTTTCCAATTGTCAGTTACTAAATACAAAAACAACTCATTAAGGACTTCTTGTTTATCAATCTTTCCGCCAAAAACAGAATCGACAATGTATAGTAAAAGACCAGAGCACTTCTCAAAGAAAAAGTACTCTATTATTTCTGGATTGTTATGAATTATTCCATTAACAATTTCTTTATCTGTCAATTTATCGAATCCTTCCATGTCTAAGTGTTAATATGCTTGACATTTATTCTTGTATAATACATACAAATATAATACAAATAATTGTGTTATACACTATTATCCTTAGATATGTATCAATTTGCATTAATTTACTCCTAAGTTTAAGCTTGAATTGATGATTTTAAATGCAAGAGACGTGTCGTTTTTCCAAAGTAGGTTGCGAAAAACATTCTTGTTACCAGTTTGAGCATCTTGGTAGAAGTCGTTTTATTCGTGCAAAAATACTACGAACAGGAAGAACGTCAAGTATCACTTATGTTTTCGGTCGGAGGGTTTGCCGGCAGCCTTCCACAAATTTTCTCGTGCCTCTAAAATTAGGGTATTCCGTCTGCACTCTCTAACCTCACACTTGTCTTATCTTCCCTCTTGTCCGTAGTGGCAATCTCGCACGAAAAACGGTTCTCCCGACCAAGAGGCTCATAAGAGCTTCACAAAAGGGAAAAGAATTAAACTCAAAAACAAGTATCTATGCGAGTAAAAAGAATGACAATCGAACAAGGCAAGAGAGTGGGTATAGACCGCTTTCCTAATTTCCACAAGTCGGGAAGTATTCGAGGTATGAGACATTTCTTCTATAGAAAGGACTGTCTTTTAGTACAATGCGGAAACTACATTTACAATGTATCATCCGAGCCACAAATCTATCATCAAGCAACCCTATAAACTTCATATTATGGACTATAAGGATTTTTCAGGAGAAACCATCTCCGAACAAGACAAGGCTTTTGCCCAAGAGTTTGCAAACTTCGTAAACGGACGGATGTGTTCCGCCGAGCGTACCGGCAGAGAACTGACCAGAGCGCACCGCTATCTCCAGCAACAGATGTTCAAGGTCTGTATCGGTTTCATGCGCCAGTTGGCACTCAATTATCAAAAAGGTTGTTATGACGAGCGAAACAAGTGGGCTTCCCATCTTGCAGCAATGGCATACGACAGGCTGACCGAGGACAATCTCATTTATGCCCCCGAATATACTAACGTCAAAAAACAATGATTATGTACGAAACAGATTTTCCGGAATACGGACGGCAATGTGAACTGATAAAGCTGTGGCGTGGCTACCACAGAGGTACAATCGTAGGCAGAACTGCAAGAGGTTTTGTCGTGCAGTTCAGTAGTGGTGCAGAGATAGATGTTTATGAAGATGAAATAGAATTTGATTGATATGTGTAGATTGTTGACACCCCAGTTGGAGGAAGTCTTGAAAGATTTTCCTCTTTATTCCCAAGACGGCAAGGGCAAAGAAGCCGTTTGCGTGGCGATATTCGCCATCGGTTCAGCACGTTGGTTCATCCTTGAAGGTGAACACGAAGAAGATGATACCATTCTATTCGGTATTGTCATCGGACTATTGGAGAATGAGTATGGCTATATCTCCCTCAATGAACTGTCGGAAGTGGAACTTGACCTTACAGCACAAGGTTTCGGCAAACTCCAAGTACGGCAGCAGCCCAACTTTCAGCCAACCCCGTTAAAGCTACTTCGTGACAATCGGCTCAAACGGTTTTTGGAGAGATTTGAAGAATAAGGAATCTGTCAGTCGTGGTAACATAGCCACGGCTGACTTGATGATTATTGTGTGCCACTTTTCCGTTTCCGCCCTTTCTTTGGGAGACCGGTCGCCTTATACACTGCCAAGTCGCAACCTTGAAACAAAATCCGCATATTACTTTGTTGCCTGACAAAAGGCAGGGGCTTTTCCTGATGCTTGATGTAAGCATAAATGGTGCAGCGATGGACACAAAGATAGCGAGCTGCTTCATTGACCGTGTAGAGCCTATCCGGGATAATTCCCATTAAAATTGTGTGTAAACCCATAATTTGAGATTGTTTTGACGTGAAAGTTACAACCTTACAGGTAATTTGGCAATACGTTAAATATTGGAATACCAATGATTTGTGTGGATTTGTCGGGAATATGTAGGAGTGGCAACTATGCGGAATGAATCACCAAGGGAAGCGAGGGTGAAAACAAGCGATGTTTTTTGCGAGAATGAGAAGGATATATATTTGAGGGTTGACAGCGTTGACAAAGGAGCCAAAGCCTGTCAGTCGTAAAAATGCGATTGGAAAGCAATTGTTATACAATATATTATACTTTTTAGTTGATAAAAGAATAAAATATATATGTACCCGGTTTTGTCAACACTTGGCACCGGATTTTAAGGGGAATGGAAAAAGTGGCTACGTTTGTCAACGTTTGTCAACACATTAATTTTATATGAAGTCGTTGATACCATGCACTTTATGCTTTGTCAACGCTGTCAACCGTGAAATATGTGCATATTATATTTTGAAAATGCACTAAGGATAAGTCTGTAATATGGGGATTCATTCGTTGAAACAATACAATGGAAGGAGTATCTGTAAGATGATATTTGGAAAATACTGGCATACAGACATTCTTGCCACATGGCAACGGGTTGCTATTTGCCAAGAATAACAGTCTGCTTTAGACCGAACATGAAAAAGACCATCTGCTGAGACATGCAGGTGGATCGAGACTTCGCTACGGTACTTGCATATCTCGGCTTACGGTCATTTTATCCAAAAGTTCGGTCAAATGTTCCTACAACCATCCTACTATGGAGTGGGGCACTTTCCCATACGATTCTGTCCGGCTTACCTCTGCGGATATTCTTTTGCAAAGGTTTTGTCGGCATTGCCAAACGTCAAACCGGGAATGGCAAATCTTCCTCAAACGGGTTGAGCGTATTTACCGTTCCCTCATTTGCCTTATTGCCTGCCAACGCGCTTGAAAAGCAAAAAATATCCCTTGGGCAAGCCGAAAAGCTTGAAACAAAAGGGAAAATAATTCAAAGCGTATGGCACAGATTGACGAGAACATCAAAAAGCAGTTGGACAAGCCCCAAGTTTGGTTCTGCAAGTATTTCCCTAAACGTATTCAGAATGTGGGCGAGAAAGAAATAGCCGCCAGAGACCTTGTTTATGCCTTCAAGGATGGAAAGGCTTACGAGAAAGTAGCCCAAATGACTGCATCGAGTATGAAAGAACGATATGGTGGAGCGTGTACAAACATCGTATTCTCTCCAGTTCCGGCATCTACGGACAAGAAGAATGAAATCCGATACAAGGCATTTTGCGAAAGAGTGTGTGAACTGACCGGAGCGATAAACGGTTATGACCACGTGAAGGTATGTGGTGAACGGCTATCTATCCATGAACACCGAAAGACGGAAAAGGAAATCCGAAAGGTCAGCATTTTGGAGTTTGATGAGAAGTGGTTTGACGGAAAGACCGTCTTGGTGTATGATGATGTAATCACTCGTGGAACGAGTTACGCCCTTTATGCCTGCCAGCTTGAAAGTTTCGGAGCGAATGTACTTGGCGGTATTTTCTTGGCACGAACCCATTACAGAGTAAGAAGCTGATGGAAAAGGTATTGTATTTAGAAAAGGAAAAGTCCATCACCTTTACAGGTCATCGGATTATCCCCTTCATCCGACAAGAGGAAGTAAGGACACAGTTGACAACAGTTGTGGCTCTTGCTTACAAGTCAGGTATAACTTGTTTCTATTGTGGCATGGCATTAGGGTTTGACCTGATGGCGGCAGAGGTCGTATTGTCGCTCAAAGACAAGTTTTCCGATATTCAGTTGATTGCCGTTGTTCCGTTTTCAGGACAGAGTTCCCGATGGACTTCTTCTGAACAGGAACGGTATCACCGAATACTTTCCCAAGCGAATAAGGTTGTTACATTAAGCAAGGACTATTTCCGTGGTTGTTTGCTTAGACGGAACGATTATATGCTTTCACATTCTTGCAGTGTGATTGCATACTATGATGGCAAGCCCAAAGGCGGCACGTTTTATACGGTTAGGAAAGCCGAGAGGATGAAAATGAATGTGGTCAATATTTACGGCAAAAGGGGCTAACCGCCCCTTTTGTATTTATAGAACTGTTAATCCCAACGGTGAAAATTCTTGTATGTGAAATATTACTTCAAAAATTTCCAATGCCCTCCTTTCGCAGACCCTTCATATTCAATTAAATCCTTTAAGTCTTCAAGGTCTCGACGGATTGTTCTTAAACCGGCGTCAAGTTTTTCCGCTATCTCTTCTGCTGTAATAAACTGGTCTTGCTTTATTAAACTAATGATTCCTTGTTGACGTTTGCGCTTTTTTATAACAGCTTTTTTGTTTTCATGGGTGTCATTCAAAGATATTTGCAACTCATCATCTTTTAATTCATCAGATTTTTTGAGTGCCATTTTCTCGGTTTGGGTGCCATTTTCTCCAATTTTGAGTGCCATTTTCTCGGTTTGGGTGCCATTTTCTCCTTCCTTTGATGTCGCTTCCATATATGTGATAGAGAAAATGAATTGCGAACCGTTATTAATTTCCACCTTATAATCTGGATAATATAAAGGGGCATAGCGTAAGATATTGCGAGTGCCTGACCCCATGTCTTCTACCCATGAAAGTTCATGGAACACGCGCACAAGAAGAGGGTTCTTTGTATAGTTGTTCAACTGCTGTAATGTAAGCTCGCCTTCAGGATTCTCAGGAGATAATCGGGTAGGATTCTTGGTAACTACCCGGTCTTTGAAAACATGGAAAAAGCAAGCGTACCCTGTACTGAAATCAGCATGTACGCATAAGTTGGCGATTATTTCACGGAACAAATCCCAACGAATATCCTCACGCCTGGTGGAACCGGATGGTAAATAGAATTTGTCAGGAAGATAGCGTTCTGTAAATTGAGTCAGCTGGTCATACACTTTGATAAGATTACAACGCATGGTTCTTCGGTCATCATACCGATTGGGAAATTGCGTCATATCGTTATATTGTTCATAGGTACACATATGGAATAAGGCTTCAAAGCGATAGCGTGGCATGAAGTCTTCTATTGCTTCTTCTTTTCCAAACAATATAAGTGCGGCATATTTCAATTCGAGTTCACCGGAAATTGAATTCTTCTTGGCTATATGAGTATGAACCAATATCTCTTCATCAGTCAGTTGCAACCAGGGATGCCCCGGCTTAATCACGGCGAGTATGTTGCGGCAAAATTGGAATGTTTCATGGTCGAGATTATCCATCGTTAAGTCCTTCACAATCCTTTCTTCAAACAAATGGGGATTCTTCCGCTCAAATAGGGATAGTAATAATTCAGGATGGTCTGTCACGTCAATGTCAGCATCTCCGTTCCTGTCCCAAAACCTGTCATTATAACGATATACATATTGTCCGCAAGGTATGTCAAGAAGAAGGACTGTCTTATTATTGACTTCCATTATTTCCGGAGTAAAGTATGGACAAGGCATGAACAAATCCTTATTCTTTATGGAAGTAATGATATTTGCTTTAAGTTTTTCCGCTTTGTCCGGATTGACACCGATAATCTCTCCATCGTCCTTTACTCCAACAAGGATTTGCCCTCCACTATGATTCAAAAATGAGCATACTGTCTCGTACAAAGATTCTGAGACCTGTTCTGTACAAGTTTTATATTCGATTTGAGTACCTTCTCCTTTTTGGGAAAGTTTTATAAATTGTTCTTCTGTCATTGATTCCGTGCTATTTAAGTGCAAAATTACAAAAGAAACAACAAAATCAAGCATATATGTTGAGCTTTCCTTTGTTTTACACAAGTTATATCTTCTTAAATACGATTATTGCTTTTGCCTTGTCTAATTTTTCATGATTTCTAAATGCTATAAAGGTAAATCTCGCTGTGATGGAAAGCCCTGTATCTGTACATTTGACGGTTCCTGCCCCGTAAGATTATCTTCCATAACTTCTTGTTTGTCGGAAATGATTTCCGTTTCCAATTCCAATCCAAACGCTTCCTTTAATTGCAGATAGTCAAAACATAACGCCTTCGGTCGGTTTACTTTGACCTTCTTGACCTGCTCATTGTTAACCATCTCAAATGAATAGTCGGGCAGACCGCTGGGTAACAAGATGGTAAACCTATCCTGCTTTAGTCCAAGAAATGACGAATGAGATTTCAGGTACGACATAATAGTAGACCAGTTAGAACGGTTGGCAGTAGCGTTCATGTTCCGGCTATTGAATAAAGAAGCCACCGCCGCCATATTCAGATAGAGGATGGGACGCGCCTCCTTGAACTCAATATCTTCCTTGACTGAGATTGGACGGAAGGATTTCATATAGCGGATGCGGTAATGCGCCTTATCCACACATTTCCCTGAAGTCTGGAATCCTTGCAGCATACTCCAAAAGTCGGCTACTTCGGAACTTTCTTGCGCTAATTCGTTTTGGCTTCGTATGCCTTTGACCGCCGTTTCAAACAGATCGGCATAACTGAACGGGACATCCAGTACTGTTTCCAAAGTACGGTAAGCAGCCAATGGAATGACCCAGTTTCCGAAAATACGGTCATGGATGCTCTCATTCTCAAACTTTGTGGCCAATTCCCTTTTGGTGATGGAGTAGATTTCCGGAAAATTCTTCTCGAACAGTTCCCGATGGCTCAATATCTCAATGGTCAAGTGGGTCAGCCCCATGTTGCAGAGCGCAACCAAATCTTCATAGTTCCTTTTCTCCACTTGGTTGAACGATGTTTTGGAGAAAGCCAAGAAGATGACACGGGTATAGAGTGCCATATCTTGCGTAGGCTTGTCCTGTCCGCATAAAGCAACTCCGGTACTGACGATGGTCTGCGCTGCCATTCCGTCTGTATTGGTACTCTTCTTCGTCTGCCCGCCACCTCCCCATAAACCTTTGAGGTAGGCGATTTTGCGGATGTCGAGGTCGTTCTTGTACTCATCCAGTACCACCAAGGTATTGACCGCCTGTGATACCCGGTCGTTCATGGCAGGAACAGAGGTGACACCAAGGTTTGGCGGGTCAATTCCGTGTAAGAAGAAAGATTGCAATGAAGTGGCAAGCGTGGTCTTTCCGGTTCCTTTTTCGCCGAAAAGGTTCAGGATGGGAAAATGTCGGGTACGTCTGAATATGATGTCACGAAACAGGGTGGCAAGAAGATAACATAAGGCGATAGAGGCGTTCTCGCCGAACACCCCAATCAGTCTTGATGCGAAATCATACAGTTTTACGCCGTTGCGGTTCTCATGAACCATCAACCGCTCAAACTGAAAGATTTCCGGGTTGTGGAGATAAATCTTGGAAGTCGCCGGAATGTAAAACGCCTTGCCGTTGACACCACGGACGATTCCTAAGTCATCGACATTCTTGAAAGTTCCACCGTATAATATACCGTTGCCGAAAGCAAAGAACTCTTCGGAGGCGTTCCAGCCCAACTTACGGATGCGTTCTGCCGTATCGGTTTTAGAGTATAGGTATTCCTTGACCCGGTTGAGCTTGTCAATCTTCGCCAGCCACACATAGTTGCCCAATGACCCGACTTTCTGCTGGAAGTTGCTCAAAGAGCATAATTCCGACTCTTTCAGCTCGATAACACGGCACACGTCATACATATTCCGCATCCGGAAAATCCGGGTGGCGTTGTTCTCATCCTCGATATGGAACAGCGGTTCCATGATGAAATTGGAAATCCTTGCCGGTTCTTCGTCTTTTTCGCCTATGGCGTAATAACAGTTTTCCCGGACAAACAGCCCGAACTGGCGTAGCAGTTCCGCTTCACGCTGCATTTCGTTCATCGACGAACCATATCCCTGCTTTTTCCTCGCTTCGCCACGTGCTTGGGTGACGGCATCACGCCACAACTTGACTTTACCGTGCAACTTGCCTAGTTGTTCAATACACTGGTCAAAGACCAACTGATCTTTTACATAGCGCAAGAGGTCGGCGATTTCAGCTACGCATTTCCGTTCTTCCATCAAAGAACCGGCTATGCAGAAGCGTTTTTGTGCCAGCCATACGATAAAATGCTTTTCCTTCAGGGAAGAATAATCCTCTTTGCAATGGATGTAGCTATCGGCATCGTTCTTTCCGTTTTGTTCCGCAAAGGGCAGTTCCCTGACCGTCACATGGAATCCCTTCTTTATTGCGGAAGCTCCGTTTGTCATGACCGCTTCAAATCCAGCTCCGTAAGGTTTGCCTTCGGCGGTGTCCGAGTCCGGTATGAAGCAAAGAGAGGTAGTGAACTTTTTCAGTTGGTCAAACTGGCTGTCCGTCCATGCTGTACCGAGAGCTGCTACGGTATTGTCAAAACCAACGGACTGCATCCTTAACACATCCGGTGCGCCTTCCACTATGATATAGTAGTCGGCATCCCGTTGTCGGCTTGCCCGGTCAATACCGAACAGAGTTTCACCTTTGGAATAAATGATGCTGGTGGAAGAGTTGATATATTTAGGGGTTTTCTCGTTGTTCCCTATATATCTGGCTGTATAAGCGATAATGCGTCCCCATCTGTTACGGATGGGAATCATGATGCGTTGCCGGAACATGGCATATATGCTGCCATCCTCATTGCGCTTCAACATCCCAAGTTCAAAAAGGAATTCCTCATTGAGCCCTTTTGTTCGGCAATACTCCATGAATGTGTTTCCATCCTTGGGAGCGAAACCAATTCCTGCGATGGAACAGAACTCTTCCGACCATCTGCCGTAAGCATACTCACGGGCTGCTTGGTTTTCCTCCGTCATCGCCACTCTAAGGTTTTCCACAAAGAAGCGTTGAAGATGGTCGAGGGTAATCAGGAGTGATTCCTTGTGTTTGGCTTCCGCCAATTCCTCTTCGCTACGTTCTTCATCTGAATATTCTATCGGTATGCCGTTGTTCTTGGCGATAAAGGTTACAGCTTCCATAAAGGTCAGGTTCTCCTTTTCCATGATGAAAGTGATGCCATCCCCGCCACGGTTGCAACTGAAACAGTGGAACAGGTTCTTGCCGGGAGTGACCGCAAACGAACCTGTCCGTTCCGAATGGAAAGGACAAAGCCCCATCAACGTCGATCCTTTTCGTGAAAGTCTGACGTAGGGTTTGAGTATATCCTCTATGGCAAGGTTCCTGACTTTATTGATGGTGGATTCGCTTATCATAATGTTTTGAGAAGGTTCCAACATTCAATGATTGACTGTCCGGAATATTTGGGACGGCTAAGGTTCTGGGGATTAAGAGGCTTGATGTAGCCGTTATCCCTATACTTGCGGAGTGTCTTGTGGCTTACGCCCAGTTCAGCACACGTGCGTTTGACTGAATAGACACCATCGGGGTCACATGTTGGCTTTAATTCCTTCATTTGTCATTGCTTTATTATTAGAGGAGACCCTATCTTGTTGTACTTTCAATACCCAACATTGAAAGTTTTGATATTATTGAATATGTAGCCATAATAATGTTTACCTATTCTATTTATTTCTTATTGTTACCGCTTTCTTTATGTGATGGCGGTTCAATGTAATCCTGTACGGTGCGCTGTAAAAGACGGAGGTCAGAAGTCCTGTATTCCACTTTTCCGGGTCTTTTGTAAGATACAACCTTCCCTTGCCGTTTCCATCTTTCGACATTGCGCCTTCCAAACAGCTCATACGCCTTTCTTTGGCTAACAAATTCAGGGTCGTTGCTGTCAGCCTTCATCATTCCGACAATCCTGGCTGCAAGGTCGTTTAGAAAAGCATCGTATGGGACCAGCCGGTCTAAGACTTGGAGTATTTTCATATCCATATAATTAAACCGCTCAATCAATACGCTTTACAGTGATAGTCATATTCTCCCTATTGGTTTGTGTCTTATACTGCCGATTGTAGATGGCACCCAGTTCAGAGGCTTGGGTACGGACACTTTTTAGCTTGGAAATGGGGAAGGTGATTGACTCACCGATTTTGAGGGCGGTGAGAGCGGGACGGATTTTTACCACAATTTCTGCCATAATGTTTGGATGTTTAATGTTTAATGTTTAACTTTGCATATACTAATTGAGTGTATAACGCTTGCAAAATAACATAATAATGTTTAGGTAGCCAAATAAATATTTGATATTTTTTGGTTTAATCTCTGTTTAATGATTTACGCCTATGGAAATAAACATCAAACGTGTGCATGTGGGTGCCGAAATTGAGAAACGGCGTGTCGAACTTGGTATTTCCAAATCCGAGTTGGGGCGTCGAATCGGTGTGACCCAACAGCATGTCAATCGCATATTGGATAGGGAAACCATGGAGACCAGTCGGCTTGTCAAAGTGAGTGAGGCTTTGGATTATAATTTCTTCTTGTTGTTCTGCCCCGTTCCACAACAGATTTCCGCTCATTTGGCGGCAGTTTCCTTGCAAGGGAATGCTCATAATATAATAGGTGAAGCAGAACTGGCATCACAGCTATCCAAAGAACAAGCGGAAGTCGAATCTCAAAAGAAAGTTATCAAACTTCTGAGAGAACAGATAGAGAATTTGAAAATGCAGATAACACGCCTTGAATCCCACTTGGATGACAAAGACAGAATCATAAAACTTTTAGAAGAGAGGAGGTAATATCTACTATATATAATAATGTACGTGCGATGTTTGCATTGCAAAACGTACAATGATTAGTCTTCATATTTGTCATATTCTTATATCAGAAAATACATACCAAACACATACAAAAGCGTTGTAACCATCTGATATTCATAATGTGATAGAAGTGGCACAAGCTGCTATTGAAGAGTAATCGCCATATTTCAAACAAAATTCAGTCTGAGGTCTCAAAACACATACCAAACACATACAAATGTGTTGGAAACTCCTGATAATCAACTTATCGAAAGAGGGGCGCAGGCTGCAATAGAGGAATAATCAATCTTCTGAAAAGAAAAGATTATACTGAATATCAATAAATTGAAAGGCTTACTCTTTTTAGGGTAAGCCTTTTTTAGTGTCTGCTTGTGGCAGATGTTTTCTCTATGTTTTCCAAAATACGCACAGATGTTTTCCAAAGAATTATTATTATAAACCATTGATTATAAATTGAGTATGGCTACTTTTAAAGCATGTATAAAAACACAGAGAAATGATGGGCTGTTTGCAGTTTTTATAAGAATTACCCATAATAGAGCTGCAAGATATATCAATACAGGCAAGACTATTGATAAATCAAAAGTAAGAAAAGGAGAGATTAAAGATATAACACTTCTTTCTTATTGCTCAAATCTTATCAAACAATATAGTGAAAGACTAAATGCTGTAGATATAACCAACTGGACTGCTAATGATATAGTTGCTTACTTGCAGAATATTGATGAAGATATTTCTTTCTCAAAGTATGCAAGAAAGTATGTAAGGGATATGGCTGTAAATAGAGGCATGGAAAGAAATTCCAAAAACTATAAATGGGCTTATCAGTCATTGGAAAAATTTGCAGGAACTGATGATATTATGAAAGGTTCTTGTTGGAGTCAATTAAAGCTTGCGCCCATGCAGGCACATCGTCTTTATTCTCTTCCGTTTTGGTGGTTGTGGTAGTCTCGATTGGCTTACCGTCTTTAAGGTTATGCCTCTTCTCGTAGTTAGTCACTGCCGTTTTTGAAGCATCCCCGGCACGGAAATCACCATAGGAATTAAGCACGTCCGAAAAACTGATACCCTCAACAATTGAGTTTACCTTTGTCTCGTCCGTTACACCCTCTGCCTTTTTAGTAGCGATTCGGGTTAAGATAGCAGTGTCCACCCCAGCGAATTTCTGTTGTAGCCCTGCTAAGATTTGTTCTAAGATTGTCATACCGTATGAATTTGATTTATAAATTTCTACGGTAAATTTCGGCATTAATAAGCTATGTGAAAAATTATCAGATAGGTGATACACGACAATGAAACGATTGTCGTAAAATGGTATAAAAAAGGCGTGAAACCGAATGGAATCACGCCTAAATAAAGTATTGTAACTTATGCCGGTACAGCCATTAATTCACGCCCTACTGAACGTATTGTTTCTATAATATCTTCAAAACGTTTCTTAGACGGCTTCTTTGTTCCGCTTACATATTGAGCAAACAAACTCTGAGAAATACCTAAACGTCGTGCTATGGCAGCAGCATTCAATTCAGGATGAGCTATAAATAAATCATAAAGAGGATTAGATTTCCTTTCCCGAAAGAATCCCTCAAAACTCAAATCTTCATCAAGCTCTCTCCAATGTATTCCGTCATGGCTCGTTGTGAAATTTGCGCGCTGCGCAGGAGTAGCCCATTTCAGCCTTTGGAAATCTGAAAACTTCTCACATGCCTCCTTCCCGTCAGTGGTACGTATCCATACCTCCGTATCAGTCAACCATACCTTTTCAACTATGATATTTTCCATAACCACTTATTTTGATTTATTAAAAAATTTATTCCAATGCTCTGCTATTACTTCTTGATTTTCTTCTATAACTGATTCTACAAGTTTCAGTTCAGATGACTTCAAGCCATTATTTTTGATTAATGTAACTGGAAATAAAGTGAATTTAGCACTTACATCCCCTTTGATTACATGAACATGTATAGGCTCATGGTCATTAGCGTAAAACATAAAACGAAAACCAAATAAAATAAATATCGTTGGCATACCTTTCTCTATTGATTACCCTACAAATATAGGTAATTATTTAATTACCTACAACTATTCAAGCAAAAAATTAGCGGCAATTCTTTGATGTTGCCGCAAAATATTCTATTTTTCTTGTACTAAAATTATAATCCCTATAATTTTTCTGACTAAGAGGCATTTTTCTGTCCCTTATTTCCGATTTGCTCATTCTTTGCCGCTTGCTCCTCCTTGATTTCTGCAAGCTCCTCTTCTACCCTATCAGCATTCCCGGCAAACATGATACCTTCACGTGTGGACCAAATGCCACCACTGACAGCGGAAACGGCAGTAGTCACCTTATCATTCAAATCATCAATCATATATGGAACCAGTTCTGTTTCTATGTCAATGGTCTGCGATGCCTTGCTAAACTCGGTTGGATTGATAGAGCCTAAAGCGGAAACAATGAAATTTACTCTCCGCTGCAAGAACTCACCGATAACCTCACCGTGATTTTCTACCGCCATATGTGCACCCATGAACATAAAGCGGAAAGCGGTTCCTGATGCTTTGCCTACCCCCTTCAACGTTTCAAATGATATTCTTGGAGTGTTTGACATATCATAAGCCATATTAGTGAGTGTTTCTGCTTCAAAACGTACCGTATCTGGCACCTGATTCCACGTCAGATATTGAGCATCCGCACCTTCACCTGTAAGTTTGACCATTCTGTCCTTAACCTTACCCATGAAACCCTCCACGTCACCGATAAGTTTCAATAAAGGGAAGAAATGATAATCGATGCAATCTGCATAATTGGATAATAATTTCTCCAACCGAACCCGAAAAGTCTTTATCTTTTTGCAATAAGGTTCAGGACGGTAGGCATAGAGAACCGGTAATTTGGGGAATCCATGAGTAAAAGGCGTTCTTTCTTCATACCCTTTAGATAAATCCCACTGATAGACCATCTTATCAGTGATAGTCATAAAGCAAGTTATCTCCGAATCATCCATGAGCTTCTTCTTGTACTCACGTGAGAAAGCAATCATCTTACCTTCATCATTGAAGAACGGATAAAGCTTATCCCCACGGAACGGAGACCATAATACGCTTTTCAGCTTCTTGGTAGGTTTTACCTTGCCTCCGAATGTAGTCTTTACTTTTTTCCAGAACTTCGCCCAAAACGAATCATCATCGGTAACATACCAATATTCTGCCGCTTCTTGTTCGGAGAGCCAGGCACGGACAACCTTCTTGTTCTGATATTTGATTTTATTAGACTTGAATACAGCCTTTACCGCATCCAGCAGCTTCTTTTCATCATCATCAGTTGGAGTGCAATCCATAGACGGTTCTGTGCCGACTGTGAAAGCAGTTTGAATGTTCACTATATCCTGTTCCAATGGAATGGAGATACGGTTCACTGGTTCAGTCTTATACTTTGCTTCGATTTCATAGGTCTTACCAGTCTTTTCATCAAAAACTTTTTCCGCTTCCTTTTCAAGAACCTTTCTATCCGGGTACTTCTCTTTGTCAACCATGATTTCATGGCGTTCGGGATTCCAGTCGTCCCAAAGTTTACAACGGTCTGGAAGTTCAGTTTTTCTACCTTTCTTCAGGTAGTTTATCTTCTGCCCGATGTCTGGCAATGCCAATATTTCTTCAAGCGTTAATGGCATAATCTATATTTTTAGTGTGTGAATATTCCTGTTAAATCTTTCGGCTTCAAAATGCGTCCCAAAATATGTCCCAAGATATAATATCTAATAGGGTCTATACAGTGATTCCATGCGTCTACCGGTTCATTGATATAATGACCGTCCTTGTCTTTATCCCAAACATATTTACGGAGTTCCTCAATGATATGGTATGAACGTTCAGTAACGAATAGTTCCATCTCATGTATTTTATCAATGCCGGCTTTGATTGAACCGGGGAACTTATCTACTGGGTAGATATTTACACCTCGGTTCTTTATCTCTTGAATCAAACGAGGGTCGGCACTATCTCCGTAGACTTTCAGCCCCCACGGCTTCAATTTTTCGGCAATGGCATTTGTGAGCATTCCAGTTTCATAGAATAACTCATCAACATACAATCGGTTATCTACGATGCCACAACGAATACCTGTTGACGGGTCGTTGGTATAACCCCAGTCGGAAGCAAGAGCAACTTTCTTAGCATAAGCAGGGAACTCTTTCACGATGCCCCACTTCTTGAACACTGCACCTTCAGCAACATCAGCCCAGCGGCCGATAACCACATGAGCATATTTTTCGGGATTATTTACCTTCATATCCTCCACCTCTTTCAGAAACTCCGGGGAAAGATTCTCCAAGTTATCAAAATACGTGGTATGGATATGAAGTACATTCGGATGAGTGGAAATCTGAACCTGCACACCGTCAATCTCTACCAGCTTGTGAGTTTTCTCAATGTATTTCTTGTAGATGAAGTGATTGGAATCGCATGGATTCATTATGATAATAATCCGGTTCTGAATACCCTTCTTGCGAATGGAGAGCATTATTTTATCGAACTCATCTTCGCTTGTCCACTCTTCCGCTTCATCGCAGACGAAAGTCGTAATGCCTTGAATGGATTTCAGTTTTGCTGTCTGGTTCCCGGAAGAAGTCTTGATACCCCGGAACATGATACGGCTCTTAGTCATCTTATTGACTATATCCGTCTTTGTGGTCTTGAAATATTTCGTGGTACCGTCCAAATCTATCTTCTCCATCATTTCGGGAATGATAGACATACCGGCAGAAACCATAGTGTAACGGGTATAGAGAATCTGATGAACTATCTTCTCTACGGGAGTCATTTCAAAAGTCAACCGTTCAATAAAGGTAGAAGCATTGAAAGACTTTCCGCTACCACGCCCACCAGTGATAAGAATTATAAATTTTTCATTATCCTCGTATAATGGATGGTAAATTTCTTGAGGTACTATCATTTCAGCTTGTCTTTAATCCAAGAATCAATGTTGATGCCGTGCTCTATGTCTGTTGGAATATCAGCATCTTCATCCTGCTTGCGTTCAACCTTTCTCCAATCCTCATCGTGGTGATACAGCCAAACGGACATTGCTTGCAAGTTTGGAGCCAACTCGCTTTCGCTGACTTGTAATTCATCCTCACCTGTCAAATTTCCCTCTGAATCACGGAGCTTTCTTACCACGGTGCTTTTGGTTTTTATGCCACCGAGAGCTATTGCAAGGAATTTAGCCCTTACAGTAGCATTGATTGTCGCGCGCCCACGCGCTAAGACTTCGGATATTTCGGTGTACTCACTTTTCTTTTCGCAGAAAGTTTGTGGTAAAATCCCTATGGCATAAGCAATTTCCTTGTCAGTGAATCCCTTTTTGGCATACGATTCCACGAGAGAAAGAAATTCCTCGCTTGTATAATCAAACTTAGGCTTTCTTCCTCCTTTACCTTTTCTATTTTGAGATTCACTATTGCTCAT